GTAATTTAATTTTAATTGTAAAAATAATAACTGTAACTTAAAAAACTGAAATTATGAGTAATGTAACTGAAGGAAAATCACCACAAGGTGGTGATTTATCACAACTGAAAAAAATGTTTGCTGACTATCAAAAAAAACAATCACAAGCAAACAAAAAAACATCATCCCGTGAAAATATTCTTGCTAAGTATTTTGTGCCTAGAAATACGAAAGAAACGTTTAGAATATTACCACCAAAACAAGGTAGAAAACATATTGAAGAAGCCTATTTTCATGTTGTTACTACAAACATTGCGGGTGGTGTAAAAAAGCATGGTACAATTCTTTATTGTCCTGCACACAATGACCCTAGAGTTCCAAAAATTGGTAGTGATGGTAAACCTATGTTAGACCAAAACAATAATCCAATTTTAGTTCCAGCACCATGTCCTCTATGTGCAAAGTATAAAAAACTATTATCACAACAAGACCCATCATTAATTGGTGTTAAGAAAGAGGAAATGAATGATGTTCAAAAAAGAATAAAGGCAAAAAAACGATGAAATATATAAAGAAGCCATTAAATGGGAAGCAAAGAAATTTTATATAATTCGTGGTATTGATAAAGGTGCTGAAAAGGATGGTGTTAAATTTTGGAGATTTAAACACAATTATAAAAATCAAGGAACTCTTGATAAACTACTTCCAATTTTAGAAGATTATATGATGATGAATCAAGCAGATTTTTCAGACCCATATAATGGAACTGATTTAAATATTATAATGACTGATAGTGAATTTAATGGTCGTGTTTATAAGGCAATATCAGCAATTACAGCAAGAGGAAAATCTAAATTATCACAAGACCCTCTTGTGATGAAACAATGGCTTGATGATGATATTAGTTGGAGAGATGTTTTCTTACCAAAGAAAGCACCAAATATAACACCATTTGAATTTTTAGAAATGGTTGTAAGTGGTACTAATCCATATTGGGATGATACTGATGCAAAAAATAAACGTTGGGTATTTCCAAATAGACCTGATTTGGAAGAATTAGCAAATACACGTAAAATGAATTTAGATTCAACTGAAGATGATAATTTTGAATATGCTTCTGATTTAGAGGATGTTGAATATCCACGTGTAACAATAAGCAATATAACCGAATCTGATGTTGGAACATATGATGATGATGCTACTGATTTAGGTAGTGATGTTATGGAAAATGAAGATGATTTGAATGAGAATGATTCAAATGATGATTCAGAAATAAGTGATTTTTCTGATTATGATATGGATTCTGATGATTATGATGATTTACCATTTTAATTTATTTTTAAATCCAATTGGTGTTGATTAAAATACCAATTGGATTTTTTTTTATTTAATTTTAATAAAATTTATATATAATGAAAAACGATTCTTTAAATTTAGATAGTGATGGTATTCAAGGAAATAAAAGAAAACCAACACCCAAAAAAACATTTTCTTTAGAGAACTTTAAGAAAAAGGCAAATGTTGAAGATGTACCCAATAAACCATTAGAATGGATTACTTTATCTTCAGGTTTTAAAAAAGCAACAGGTCTTCCTGGTGTAGCAAAGGGTTATGTTAATTTATTTCGTGGACATACAAATACAGGAAAGTCAACAGCAATTTGTGAAACATTAGTTGAATCTCAAAAAATGGGAATTTTACCTATTCTAATAGATACAGAAAATAATATGGGTAAAGGTAATTATCGATTAAGTGAGTTGGGTTTTGATTTTGATAATTATATAAGAGTGGATAATGATTATCTTTTGACTGAATTTGGAAAAAAACAAAATAAAAATAGAAATGAAGCATCAATTGAAGATTTAGCAAAATGTTTTTATTATTTTTTAGACATGCAAGAATCTGGTGAATTACCATACGATTTATTATTTGCAATTGATTCTATTGGTACATTAAATTGTATAAAAACAATTGATGCAGCAGAAAAAGACGATACACAAAACAATATGTGGAATGCTGGTGCATATGAAAAATCTTTTATGTATTTGTTAAATAATATAATACCAAGTAGTAGAAAGGGTAATAGAAAATATACAAATACTGTAGCAGCAGTTCAAAAAATTTGGATTGATAATATGAATAAAGGTGTGGTAAAACATAAAGGTGGTGAAACTTGGTATTTAGGTTCTAGGTTAATATATCATTTTGGTGGAATTATTACACATGGAACTAAAGCAGCAGTTGCTGAGAGTAAAAAACGTGTTGTTTCATATGGTATTGATACAAAAATTGGTGTTGCAAAAAACCATATTGACGGTCCGTTGGGTGGTATATCAATGCAAGGTAGAATTGTTTCAACACCATTGGGTTTTGTACATCCTGATGATATTCCTGATTTCAAGAAAAAACATATTCTTTATTTTAGAAATCTTTTTGGTGATGATTCTATTAATGAAAATGATTTAGTTCTTTCAACAAAGAACATTGATGGGGAAGGAAAAATATCATTTGAAGATGATATTGTAGAACATATGGATTTTGAAGATGAAGATTAGGACATTATTGGTTGATTCATCATACTTATTACAACGTTCATTTCACGGTGCAAGAGATACTTACACCGTGAAATTTGGACATATTGGTGGATTATATCAATTTTTAACAACTGTTCGTAAATTAATAAAAACACATAAAATTAATAAAGTTGTTTTAGTTTGGGATGGTGAAAATAGTGGAATATATAGACATAGAATTGATAGTAATTACAAATCGAATAGAAAAAACAAAGAATGGTATCGTAAAATTGAAATGAGTGATGTTGAAATAAAAAAAGAAAAAGAAAAAGAAGAATCAATATTAAAACAGAAAAAAAGAATACAAGCATATGCAGAAGAATTATTTTTAAGACAAATAGAAGTTGACGAAATAGAAGGTGATGATTTAATTGCAAAATATTGTATTGAATATCATGATAAAGAAGAAATTTTATTATATTCAAATGACAAAGATTTTCTTCAATTATTAGATTTAAATATTTTAATTTTATTTCCAAATAAAGAACAAC